TCCAGAACCACCCCAGTCTCTGTTGAGTACGTCTGTTGTTTGGGCGATTTTATAATATTCAGTTGGGCCAAGAGCTAAGTATCTCCCGTCCTCTGGAATATTATCTATATCCATCTGCTCTGCTGCTGACCACATAGCACTGACTAGCTGTGCTCCTGTAATAGCTGCTTTACTAGAAGCAACAATCTTGATGCGAGTACCACCAGGTAGGTCAGTGTTGAAGTTAGTAGCTGTTCTTGCTGCTTGGCAGATAGTAGCTGCTACGTTCTTATCAAATGTGTACGCTAATGCGTTACCCATCTCAGTTGTATACTGAGACCTTACGTCATAATGGTTCTTAGCCTCATCAATGTCTGCAACGAATACATTCGATACAAGTTTGTCATCAATGTTGATAACAGCTTCAGCGTGCTTGATAGCATTACCTGTAAGCTGTGTACCTGGCGTATGGTAGGCTGTGCTGCTTAATCCAATGATAGGGAACTGAGCAGACTTACCAGATGATATGGTGCGTACGGTGTGTAACGACTCGAACACGGTTGCCTTGCGGAAAGCACTTAGTACTTCGCCACTAAAGGTCTTAAGAAACAGAGCGTCATAGCTAGTTCCTGTATTGTTTACAAGACCTAGCCGTGAGCTAGTAAAATTAGCCACGGAAAAAAGAAAGAAAGGTTGCCCTTCACTATCTCTTCAACGCAGGGTATCCCTCGCAAGGGGCCGTTGTTTATACGAGAATGTTTAGGTTGTTTATATAATACCCCTTACAACACTTTTGAGCGACTAAGTTTTTCTTGTACCTCTTGTCTATACGCTTCATCAGTTGCGTATCGTTCATCATTCATAGCTGCTACTACCTGTGCAGTTGACTTGAATTTAGTGGTGTCTGCTCTAGCTGCTCTACCTCCGACAAGCTTGGGTTCTCTTGGTGCGTTGTTCATGTAAGCAGCTTGAATACCAGCGACAGCAATCCTTATCTGGTGTGGGTTACTAGTTTTAAGCATAGAGTTGAACGCATCAACTTCTCCTTTGTCTAGGTTTCCAGCAGCCCACGTAATCATATCGTTGTAGACCTGCTCACCTCCGAACTCATTCTTAATTGCTGCTACTTCTTTAGCTGCAAGTTGTGAGTCTTGTTCTGCTCTGTACTGCACACCATCTAAGTATGCTTCGACCATATCTTTACTAAAGCCAGCACCTTCTAATGCTGTGTAGTCGTCATCATCTAGCTTGCCTGTCTCTTGCCATTTAGTATTCATCCCTTGGTAATCGACACCAGCTTCATCAAGGCGACTACCTATGTACTCACCATAAATTTCTGAAGCGTTAGTAGGTGCTGCTTCCTCTTCTTTTGATTCAGATACTTCTTCTGTCGTTTCTTCTTGACCACTTAACTTCTTCTGAAGTTCTGCGTATCCTTTTTCTAGCTCTTCAACAGACTCATACTTGCCAGCAAATTTAGCTGGCTCTTGGCCTTGAGCTTCATTAACAAGTGCTTCGTCTTTAGCTGCTGTCTCCTGTTCAGGAGATAACGCACCTGTCTCTGGTTCGGAAATAGTAATTGGTTCTGGCATTGGGTGTGATGGGTGAAAGGTTGTTATTTAATAGTGATGTGCCGTTCGCCGTCTTTAGTGACCTGTGGCTCTTTATCTTTTTTCTTTTTAGCAACTGGCTTCTCTTCTTTAATAGTAGCTAACTCTCTAGGTTTCTCCTCCTTGGACTGGGCCGCTGGGGAGTCCTTGGGCTGCTGCCCCGAAATCGGGGAGGGAGTTAGGGGTGCTTCCTGTTGCTCCGTCTTCGGAGTCTCCTGAGAACTGGGGGCCATAAGGGGAACCTGGTTTAGTGTAGTTGTCTGCAACTTTAGCCATAGCAGAAGACTTCATTGCTTCCATCATCTGCATCTCTTGCTGCTGTTGTTGCTGTTGAGCTTGTGCAGCAGCAGCTTCTTGCTGTAGTTGCTGACTTGTTTTGACTAAGTTTGTCGTATCTATTGAAGCACTAGCTGCCAATCTTCGCAGTGCTTCTTCGTAATTTACATACTGTTGTGCTATCTCTGGGCCTAGTACCTGCTGAGTAATAGACAAGAACTCAGTTAATTTATTCATATCATCACCCCTACCTATACCTTCAAGACCTGTTACTGCTTTTGGTTGCACTAAAGGATCACCTGTCTCTTGACTGTTAGGGAACTCAGGTAGTTTGCCTTTCTTCTGTAACATATAGATCAACCTGCGTACCAGTGGTAGCTGTAGTTCTTGAGTAAGTATGGAGTAGAAGGCTCCGATTGAGGCTTCCAAGCTTTGAGCCATATATTTTATTTCTTCTGCTGTAACTCTTTCCCCTGGTCGTTGTACTGCTTGGTTAAGTAAGAAAGCAAACTCTAGTCTCTGCTCTATACGCTCAATCATATTCATTGTGATTTGTAGATCAGCCTGTTTCTGGGCTTGAACGACAGTCACATCAGCAGCGTTACCTTGAACTATTGCACCATTTGCTGCACTGCTGAGAGTACGTGGCCTAGTGGTTCCATTGGGATTTACCAAAAACAGAACTTTACTGGCTGCTGCTGCTGCTTCGATTGATGCTTGGTATAAAGATTCAAGTGCAGTCAAGTCGCCATAGTATTTTTCGACATGACTTCTTCCATACTCTTCTCCACTTTCAACTCGCTCATACCTCAACACAATCCAAGGACTTACATCCATTGGACACATGCCGTATGTATTAGGAATCTCCTTACCTTTACACTCCTGATACCAGCGAGTGATACCGTTCTCAGTCTTAACGCATGTATGTATCTTCACTGTCTTCTTAACTGGGCCTAGCTTCTCATCTTCTTCCTCTTGGTCAGGAAGGAATCCATCTGGCAATGCTTCAGGATATACTTCTTCTTCTATTAAAATTTCAGTTATATGATCCATTGGATCACGAACGACACAATAGTTTTGTAAATGTATAGTTCTGATCCTGTCTTCTTGTACATAAAGAAGAACATTACCTGTTACTAGCAACTGCTGAAATGCCTGAGCAAGTGATGCTCTTGCACTCATGGTTTCTAATTCCATCATCACAGCTTGCTCTACCTTTACTAATGCTGTGTCAAGTTCTGTTTTAATCTCTGGCCCTTGCTCTTCTATTCTTAATGCAAGGCTGTCAATCTCTAACTTAAAGAAGGGAGTGTTAGGAGGGAAGAGAGTTAGGTTTAATTTATTTTGTAAGTTACTAACACCCATAGCACCTGTTGATTGCCAAGGTGTCTTGAGTTTTCCGTGATCTCCCATGCTGGAGTCAGGGCAGGCAGCAGGGTTAGTTACCTTTGCACAATCTCTAGCTCTTTGAAGGAAAGGATCACGGTTAGTTTTTAGTTGGTCGTATCTACCAGCAAGGGTAGTACCTTTCTCTTTATCCTTAGCTCCTTTGCCTGGAACTAAATCAATAGGGTCAATTCTTAAGTCCATTTACTGTGGGATGTAAAGGCTTTTAGCCGCATGTGCTGACGACTTGGTTGGTGCTTTTTCTTGCTTAACTGGTGGGTTTGTGTACTGTCTTTTACCACCACCCATTGCCCACCTCTTAGAATCTAGTGCTGGTGCTGCTACTCCTGCTGTTTCCTCTGGTGGTGGAGGTGGTGCAGCTTTTGCTGTTGCCTTTTGTTCTTGATACCTAGCTTGGTTATCTGCTCTAGTTAATTCAAACTGTCGCTTCTGTTCTTCCATCTGCTCTTTCTGTAGAGCAAGGTTTTCTTGATGACGCTTCTCTGCATCCTTCTTAGCTTCTTCATTAGAGCCACCGCCACCGCCACCGCACATAGCTAATCTCTGTAGTTACTTAATGATAGCTTGATATTACTATCAAACTATTCCAAGTGTACGGATGTTGCCTGTTGGCTTGTACTTTAGTGTACTAAAACCTTTTCTTCCTGCACCTGAGTAAGCAGTTCTTTCATCTCGTTTAATTAATTTATCTGCTGCTGTTGTACTCTTTTGATTCGTATCTAAATTAATAATTGTATTACCACCACCACCTGCTCCACCCATTGTTTGAGCAGGAGGTACAAACTTAGTAGGTGAAGGGCCACCTGATAAATTTGTTACATACCCTCCACCCCAGTTGATCTCTTCCATCTGACCTTCTGCTAAACCAAGGTTGCTGTCAGTTGTTGAGTGATCTATACCACTAGGTACGAAGTTAAGATTGCCATCACCTGTCGTATCCGACATCCATTTATTTTTTACATCAAAGTTGCCAGCTTCAATAGCTAATTTTCCAGCAGGTGTTTCAGCCCAAGTTGCAAGGTCTAACTTGTCAGCACCACCTGAAGTGAATTGTGTAGCATCTACGTTCTGAACACCAGTTGGAATAATAAAAGGATTAGCACCACCACCACCTTGAAAGGCTCCATCCCTTTGGTAGTTAGCCATTAAATAGTCTTGACCTGCTGTTGAAAGACCATCACCAGTATCAAAACCTATTGGTACAATTCTGTATCCACCAGGAGCAGAATCATCTGGCACATAATTAAATTGAAAAGGGTTAGCTGTTGCACCTGTTGCTATTTTATTTCCATCATCATCCAGTTTAAATTCACCATCATCATCTAACTCGTATTGAGTAGCGGTTTTAGTACCACCACCAAGACCCATACCATCAGCTATTGCTTTTGAATGTAAGTTTAAATATCTTTCTTCTGTTATCAAATCACCGTCACCATCAACACCCATGCTTATTTCTAATGGGTTGCCGTAACCTATTGATCCAAACTTCTTGTAGTTCTGGTGGCCTGTGTTAGCTGAGATGTCAGAAGTTACTTGATCTGTTGCCAGCTTGTAAGCATCTTCAAAACTTTTACCTTGTGCTAAGTGGCTTTGTATATCTTGTGTTGTTTGATAACCCCACCACTCACTACCTTCTTGCCCGACAGTATTACCTTGTAACATTCCATAAGAATAATTCTGGTGATCTAAATAGTTCTCAAGGTTAGATGTTTTTAATTTACTAGCCCAGTCTTCAGACCTAACACCTAGTGCAACATCAGTGTCTTGATGTTGAAACCAGTCAGGTACACCTGCGACTCCTTTAGCTTCTGAAGATCTAGCTACGTTTCTCCTTACTGCTGTGTCAGCTATCTTTGCTGCTTGTTCTGGTGTGCTGCCAGCAGCAATAGCATCAGCTTGTGCCTTGTCATACTCAGCAGACCAATAAGCTAAACCATCTGCACCAAAGTCTCTATCTAAAAGACTCTGACCTATGTTCTGTATTGCTGCTGTCGTTGCCATCGTTACTCGATGTTGTTCTGCTCATTATATACAGATCGCAACATTCTTACTAGTTCTACCTGTCCACCGTACCTCCATATCTCTCGGTCATGTGCATCTATTGATGGACATCTATCAGGGTAGATCTCTTCTAGTTTTCTAATGAGCACCTCATCTATTTGAGGCCAGATGTCTTCATCAATCATGTGGTGGGTGGTTCCCAGAGGGATACTTCTTGCTTATGTAAATTGTACTCCCCATGTCTCAAGATTCTAGTGAGTCGTGCTGAAAGTAATGCTGATTTGTATGTAAGTTTCCTCTTCTCGTAAGCACCTATTACTTTATCCCACATATCAGAAAGGGTTTCGGAATCTCCCAAAATTTTTTCAGCAGTTTTTGGCCCGACACCTACCAACCCAGGTATGTTGTCGCACCTATCACCACATAAAACTTGCACCATCCAGTTTCTATCTGCCCTCTTTTCAGAAATGGTTTCAAGATCTCCATTCCTCAGAAGAATACAGGGTATGGTCTTCATATCTTTATCGGCTGAAACTATGACACGTGTAGGGTGTTGCTCTTCAGTTGCAAGTATGCCCATTACATCATCAGCTTCAAGGTTGGGATAGGTAGCGACATCGTGATACCTTCTCACTGCTTCAGCTACATCTTTAAATGCCAA